AGACAATGCCGAGCAGCGAGAGATTACCGAGATACATAACGCTGGCCTCCCGATTCAGTCAACGACGAAGGGGGCTGGCTCCGTCCTTTTCGGCATCGACTTCATGCAGGGTCTGAAGCACATCTACATCACCGAGAAATCGCTGAACATTCATAAGGAGTTCAAGAACTACACTTGGCAGCAAGACCCGAAGACGGCACGATTCATAAATGTTCCTTGTGATAACTATAACCACGCCATCGACGGAATCCGCTATGTCTGCTGGATGGAGCTGTTAGGCCACGCATACCGCAACATGGACGGCAAGAAATCTTATAACGGATATTTCTAAAAGTTTGTAATATGAACAGCATCAACGAAATCTTTGCACTCCCCACATGGGAAGAGAGAATCACACTTATTAAGAACTCACGACGGACACCAATGCCCGACGTTAAACGTCTTATGGAGGCTTGGTACACCGACAAGCACAGGGTCTTTGATAAGAAGTTCCGCAAGAACATGAAGACGCTGGTCAAGGAAGAGTATTATGACACGAAGGGTGTTTTGCACCCTGCCGAGTTCGATGATGAAGAGGTGGCACGTATCGGCCTTCCCATCGAGCAGGACATCGTGAACATTCACGTCGCTTTCACCGTGGGCAATGAGCCGCAGCTGAAGGCCGACACCGAAGACAAAAATGAGCTTGACTTGCTAAAGGTGGTGCGCAAGACTGGAGCTGACAATAAGCTCAAATTCCAAAACAAGCGTGAGATGAGGGCATGGCTGGCCGAGACGGAGGTCTGCGAGTATTGGTATCGACACGATGCCAGTGGCTTTTGGCGCAAGGTATGGAAGAAGGTTGCCTCCTTGGTCGGCATCACCGTACAGCCGAAGTACAAGATGAGGATGCAGATATGGTCTCCCTTCAGAGGCGATAAGTTGTACCCGATATTCTCGGACAACGGACGCGATTACCTCGGCATAGGCCGCGAGTACGAGTATAAGCTGGCCAATCACTCCACGATGCACTGCTTCATGCTTGTCACCGAAGAAGAGGTGTATATGATTCAGCGCGGAGAGAGCGGCAGCTGGGTCGATGCAGAGGGCTATCCCTTCAAGCATGGATTCCCGAAGAACCCAACCATTTACCAAGACCGCCGCGAGGAACTTTGCCACAACATCACCGGCGCAAGAGAGAGCCTTGAAACGCTCACCTCCGACTGGTCGGATGCCATCAAGATGAACTTCTTTCCGAAGCTCATACTGGAGGGCGATTTGGCGAATGGTGGTGCCGAGAATATCGGCAAGTCGCACCTGCTGAAGATAACGGGAGGCGGCAAGGCTTATTATCTCGACTGGCATCAGACCAGCGACATGGTGAAGTCACAATGCGATAACCTCCTTGTGCGGTGCTACTCGCTAACCAATACGCCGCTCATCTCCTTCGACCAGCTCAAAGGTACTGGCCAGTTCCCATCCGGCACGGCCTTCGATTTCATGTTCATGGCCACACTCTTTGCCTGCGCCCGACATTGGGAAGATATGGGAGAGTTCTACCAGCGGCGATACAATTTCCTCATCTCGGCCATTGGTACACTTGTGCCCTCCTTGAAGGATGCTTCCGAGACGCTGGAGGTAGAGGTGGAGCAGAAGCCCTATCGCATCGAAGACCTGTCGAAGCGCATAGAAGATGCCGTGAACGGAGTTAGTGGTCATGTGATGTCACGCAAGCAGGGCGTTTTGCTGGTGGGCATCGCCGACGAGTATCAAGAAGAACTCGATGAGATTGAAGGCGACATGAAGAGCGGAGAAACGTTACAAAAAGAATAAAGAACTGAAAAACTTTTCATACGATGATGGGCGGCTTTCGCAGTGATGCGAGAGCCGTTTTTCTTTGCCTGTGTGCCGTTTTGTGCATAATAGGGTATAACTTATAAGCACGAAGAGAAAAACGCCGTTATATGTGCGTACATTATATATAATAGAAAAGCAAAATATAAGATATACCCTATTTTATGTAAACAAATGTAAATTCAAACCTAATTTAGTTAAGCAATCTTAAAAAATAGGATAAAACCTATTATTTATTTTGTAGTTTAAGATAAAACCTATATCTTTGCATCATCAAACAATAAGTCAAACAATTTAATTTCAAAAGTTATGAATACAAAGAGTTTTTCAGAGCAAGTGAACGAAGTTCTTAACAGCGAGTGCGGCAACACCGCAAAGCGTAACGAGCTTATCAAGTTAGGTCTGTGCGAGCATGAGGTTAGAATGTTGCTTGCAAGCATTACACCGACGAGAACGCGCAAAGGTGAGTTTGATTTCTCAAAGATTACTTTCGGCGTTGAGATAGAGAGCTACAATTTCTGCCGTAACTCACTTATCGAAGCAGGTAGAGAAAACGGCCTTACGGTACGCTCAGAGGGCTACAATCACGAAGACAACCGCCACTATTTCAAAATCGTATCAGATAGCTCTATAAGCGGCGAAAACTCAAACGAGGTGGTCAGCCCTATTCTCAAAGGTAAGAAGGGCATGAACAGCCTGCAAGCTATGTGCAATGCACTTGCAACCGTTGACGCAAAGGTAAACCGTTCATGCGGCCTTCACGTTCATATCGGCGCAGCTAACATGAGCGAAGAGCACTACTGCCGACTGGTTCGTAACTATCAGAAAATCGAAAAGGCCATCGACAGCTTCATGCCGACCTCACGACGCGAAAATAACAGCCGCTGGTGTCACACCTTGCAGGGCATCGACTTTAGCGGTTGCACGACAAAGAGAGACATCGCAAGAGCTATGAATTACGACCGCTATTATAAGGTGAACGCCATCGCCTACGAGCGTCACAAGACAATCGAGTTTCGCCAGCACAGCGGCACAACCGATTATGAGAAAATCGCTAATTGGGTCATGTTCTTAGCTCACCTTGTCGAATATAGCTTCAAGCATGAGATTACGACCTGCGAGAGCATCGAAGAACTACCATTCTTGAAAGAGAGCGAAAAAGAGTATTTCATCAACCGCCGTGCAGCCCTTCAGTAAGGGCTTGCACAGGCGCAAAGTTTAACCGATAAAAAGAAAAGATTATGTGTGTAATATGTTATATCCCCAAGGGCGTTAAAACGCCGTCGTATCGAGTTCTGAGAGCCATGCACAATGCAAACCCACACGGGCAGGGTTTTTGCACCCCTTCACAATTCACAAAGGGCTTGAACTTTGATTATTTCGTCGAGCAGCTGAGAAAACGCAGTATCAATGAGCCGTGCATCATGCACTTTCGATGGGCGACACACGGCAGCATCAAACGAGCCAACTGCCACCCCTTCAACATTAACGACGTTTATTTTGCCCACAACGGCATTTTGAGTGTCCGACCGATGCGAGACAAGACCGACAGCGAAACGGCCTTCATTCGCTACCTGTACCCCTACATCGAGCAGTACGGCCTACATTCACCCGAAGCCGAAAAGATGGTGCAGAACATCATCGAGAGTTCAAAATTTGCCTTCATGCAGGGCGACGACGTGCGCCTGTTCGGTAATTTTGAAGAGTGGCAGGGCTGTTATTTCTCAAACCTCAGATTTACCTATTATTTGCCGAGAGTACACCCGTTTAGCTTTTGATATATTAGTTTGATTTATTGTTACGGCCAGCCCTGCATGAGATTGTCGGGCTGGCCTTTTTCGTGCCTTCTGCGGCTTTCTTTTCACCTTCATTTGATAAGTGAACACCCCACCGAGAAAAACACGCTTAACACCTTATTTAATGAGTAAATTTGCGCCATGTTTCACAATAAACGAGAAAAGTAAAAACATGGACATTCAAACATTATTCAATGCGCTCAAGACGAAATATCCTCAAAGCGGATTGAGCGACAACGAGATTACAGGGCTTGCAAAGAGCCTGTTTGCCACTGGTTTAGTGACTGACGAGAACGCCGCAGCGATTGTGGACGGCCAAGCGGACACAATGAAGGGCTTTCAGAGCCTGTTCGATTCGCGCTTCACGTCTAAGAAAAACGACCTCACGAAGACCCTCACCGAGAGCCTTGAAAAGTCGTTCAAAGAAAAGTATCACATCGACGAGAACGGCAAGCAGACTACCAACGAGCCTCCGAAGGACGATGATTTGGATGCGAAGCTCGCAAAGCTGTTGGACGAGAAGCTCAAACCCTTCACGGACAAAATCACGGCAGAGGAAGCGAGACGCACCCAAGAACAGCGGACTGCTCAAATCTTAGAGAAGGCCAAGGCCGCTGGTATCAGCGAAGAGCTGGCCAAGATGTTGAACGTTCCGAGCGACGTGCAGGATTTGGACGCATTTATGAAGGACAAAGCCCAGCAGCTCACAAACCTCGGATTCCAGCCTGTAGTACCTCCGTCGGGTGGTGGTGAGCCGGAAGGCGACGGCAAGGCTATTGCCGACATCATCAAGGCAGGCACTCCAAAGAAGGAAGGCGAGGGCAAATAGTATTAACCCATTAAAAAGTTAAAGCAATGCCAGCAGGATTCAATTACAATCTTAACCCCGCAGCCGTTGTCGAAGAGATTTGCGATGTGCAGACCCTCCACCACAAGAGAGGCCCGTACAAACTCGACACCACGGGGCTGACCATTGGCTCGAAGCTGCCGCGTTTTACTCCCGTTGCCGCTGACCTCAAAACCCGTATGGTGAAGGTGGTCAAGAACGTCAAGGTACTGGAGGAAGTTGCCGCCGATGCTACGAGCGTTAAGATTGCCAAGAAGTCACTCGCTTACGTGGGTATGCTCCTTGGCACTGGTGCGAAGGGTGCGAAGGTTACAGCCATCGACACCTCGAACTCCGCTTATGACACACTAACTCTGGAGGCTGCTTTCGGAGCGAAAGTTTCAGCCGACACCGTACTCTTTGAGGCAAGCGCAGCAGGAGGCACGACCCCCAAAAACACTGCCAATTTCGTAATCTACGAGGAAACCAAGGTCGAGGAAGGCATCGTACTCGTTGCCCTCATCATGCAGGCTTTCGAGATTCAAGAGAGCAAGCTGACCCTCCCCATCTCCGAAAAGGATAAGATTGGGCTGACCTCACGCTTCCAGTTCGAGTAATAACCCCTAAAACGAAAGAATATGTTACTTACAATTCAGACATTATTCAACGACCCCGATGTGGTACAAGCCACCATCGACCGTGTTCTCCAGCAGGGGCTTGACCGTATCTATTGGCAGCAGTATCTGACCTTCCGTCGTACTACGACCCGCGTATTCAAGGACTATCTCGGCACCGTTACGGGCGTGGTAGCTGGTTCTATCAACTCCCGTTATGGCGAGAAGCCAATCCGCGAGCGTAAGTCTCTCGGAAGCGGCTACGGCGAAATCGCCTACCTTGGCGATGCCTATCAGATGGACGTGGAGCGTCTTTCGGAGCTGCAAGACCTCATCGACAAGTTCAATGAGGCAAAGACCGCCGACCAAGTGGCTGTTATGAACGACATCATCCAGTTCATCACCGACGATTACCGTCAAGTTATCCTCGCTCCCCACAAGCGTATGGATATTGTTGTCGGCTCTCTCTTGATGACTGGTGCTGCCACCGTGAAGAATAAGGACAATGCCGACGGCGTTGAGCTGCTCGACATCTCTCTGCCCTTCCACTTCATCACTCCGACCAAGGCCGAGGTGATTCAAGACAGCAAGATGTATTTCATCACATGGCTCCAGCGTAAGCTCGCAGCCCTCCAGCCTCAGTTCGGCAAGTTCGTGAAGATGGTTATGAGCCGTGGCACATTCATCAAGAACATCGTCGGCTCCGTCGAGTTCGGCGAGACCTTCAAGATGATTCTGCCCGCCCAGCAGTTCAACATCAACACTGGCCTCATTACCTCTCAGATGGCTTCTAACGTCCTCGTAGGCGTTGGTCTGCCCTCCGTAGAGATTAAGGAGGACTATGTGGAAGAGCAGAACGGTACGAACACTCAGATTTATGCTGATAACCGTATCACCTTCCTGCGCTCCGCAACAGATGAGAAGATTGGCTGGATGCGCCATCACACTCCTTACGAGGCTACCGACCCCGTAGAAGGCCGTGTCTATCGCCCCGTCGGAAACGACAACGGACAGATGCTTATCAGCAACTACCGCGACAAGAACGGTCGCTATATGGAGTACACCGCCGAGTGGATTCCTCAGATTGCCGCTCCGAACAAGATGGTGAACCTCAACCTCACCACTCTGAACTCAGATTAAGGGTAAGGGCGAGAAATCGCCCTCCCTTCATTCATTCAATAATTAAATCCTTTCAGAAATGAAGAAGTTTATTTTTTGCGCAATGATGGCCGTACTCACAATGTCGGCCTATGCGAGCGACGTAGGTAGCGCAGCTCCCGAAGTCAAGTCAGAGACCCTTTTCAGTGCGCCCGATGTCACAGTCATGGAGGCTCCTTCTATGGAGTACGTGACCGTGAATGTGGTCAACACCGCCAGCGACATGGTGCTGGTTAGTGCCGTCGAGGTGAAGAGCGTCGCAGGTGTTCCTGCTCCCAAGCTGACCCCTGCATGGTTCACCAACGGCTTCGCATTTATCTATGATGCGGCAAAACTCGCGCCTCCCAATAGTATCAATGCAAGCTGGCGATTACGACACTACGGCAGTCCGAAGTTCAAACGACACTCTAAATTGAATTAGGAGCATGGCCGACTTGACCGTAAAAGCCGCACTACAGGCACAAGTACAATATCCGCTGCCTTCAAACTTCTTTTTGTCAGTAATGGTGAAAAGAGGTCTTGAAGACGGCGAATGTACTAAGGAGATAATGGAATCGCCTATGTTCAAGGGTGCAATGGCTGACTGCCTGCGGCAGATTATCCTGTACCCGTCGAGCATTTCCGAGGGCGGTATGTCAATCTCGAAGACCGATAAGGATTCCCTTCTGAGTATAGCCAACAAGCTGTATAAGGAGATAGGAGAAGAGCCTATCAACGAGAGACCAAAAATAACCTGTTTTTGATATGTTAGATTTCAGACCTCACAAACTCATCGTCAAGACCTTCACGGGTGGAGGATTGGACGAAAACGGCGTACCACAGCCCGACCGCGAAGAGACCGAAGAAGTGCCGTGCAGGATTGTTCCGAATGGCTCTTCCCAGCAAGTCCGCTTCGATGACGGCGTGGCGCACAACTATTCTTTCTCCATTTACCTCAACCAAGATTGCAGGACTTTCAAGGTTGGCGAGAAGGTGAAGCTCATCGGGCTTGATGGCGAGGGGGAGAATGACAAGTAGTTTGAGGATACT